ATTCCTGTTCAATTACTTCGTGCCGAAAAATGTAACGAAGAGGGCAAAGTCGAAGCTTACTATTATTCAGACGATTGGACAGATTTAAGAAACTACAAGCCAAAAAGAATACCTGCCTTTGGATGTTCTAAAGAAGATATTGAAATTTATTTTATAAAGCCGTATAGTGTAGGAATGAAATATTACGCACTTCCAGATTATATCGGTGGTATTCCTTATGCAGTTTTAGAAGAAGATATTTCTGAATACTTAATTAACGAAACACAAAATTCTTTTTCTGGTCGTGTTTTAATAAATTTTTCTAATGGAATACCTGCCGTAGACCAACAACAAATAATAAAAAACAAAGTTATAAACCAGTTAACTGGAACGTCTGGAGAGAAAGTCATAATTTCATTCAATAATAATTCAGAATCCAAAACAGAAGTACAACAATTATCTGTAGCAGATGCACCAGACTTGTATAGTACTTTATCAGAAGAGTGTTTAAGAAAAATTATGTTAGCGCATAACGTCACGAGTCCTTTACTATTTGGCATAGCTTCGTCTAATGGGTTTAGTAGCAATTCAGACGAATTAAAGGACTCTTTCGCGCTTTTTTCAAATATGGTTATAGCACCAATGCAAGAACTTTTATTGGATGCGTTTGACCAAATACTTGCATATAACGGAGTTGCTTTAAACTTATTCTTTAGAACATTAAAACCTTTAGAGTTTGTAGATTTAGAAAACGTACAAACAGAAGAACAAATACAAGAAGAAACAGGACTTGAATTAAGTGGTTTAAGTAAAGAATTACAAGACTTTTTAGAAACTGGAGAAGACATTGAACAAGATGAATTTATTTGTGTAGATGAAAGAGAAGTAAACCACGAACTTGACGATAATTTTGATAAACAACTTGCACTATTAAAAGACGAATTAAGACCTAAAGAAACAACTTTAAGTAAAATAGTTCACTTATTAAGAACAGGACGTGCAGCACCGAATAAAACATCAGAACAAGATAAAGAAGTTGATGGTTTGTTTTTTAAAGTTCGTTATCAATATACTGGAAATCCTGCACCACAACGTAAGTTTTGCCGTGCTATGATGAGGGCAAGTAAAGTGTATCGTAAAGAAGATATAATTGCTTTAAGTTCGCAACCAGCAAATCCTGGTTTTGGAGAATTTGGAGCAGACCAATATTCGATTTGGTTACATTCTGGAGGCGCACGTTGTAAACATTCGTGGAAACGAAGAACGTATGTAAGCTTTAATAAAAAAGCACCATTAGGAAGCGCAAAGGTTTCGGAAATTACGAAACAGATAGGAGAGAAATACGGATATACGGTAAAGAACAACCCTTTAGTAAGTATAGAGCCACACAACACACCAACGAAAGGTTATAGTCCTAACAATCCAAACACAAGAAAATACTGGGAATAATGGCAAAAGCACTATTAGTAAGCAGACAAGATGTAGTACGTTTCACAAATATGAACGGTGGAATTTCTACAGACGATTTTATACAATATGTTTCTATCGCACAAGATATTCATATCCAATCTACGTTAGGAACGAAGCTTCTTGAAAAGATACAGGCAGAAATAATTGCAGGAACTTTAGCGAATCCATACAAAGCACTATTGGAAACCTACATTAAACCAACTTTAATTCACGCAAGTATGTTGGAATTCTTGCCAACGGCTGCTATAACGATAGGGGCAAAAGGTGTATATAAACACGGTGCAGAAAATTCGGAAACGGTAAGCAAAGAAGAGATAGATTTTTTAGTAGAAAAACAACGACAAACTTTTATGCACTATAAAGAAAGGTGTGTGGCATACAGTTGCTACAACAACACAGACTTTCCAGAATACAATACAAATACAGGAAGTGATATGAGTCCAAACGAAGACACTAACTTTAGTGGATGGGTACTATGAAGAAACACTATACACCAAAAGAAAAGAACGTAAAACGTTTACAGACGTTTTTAAATAAATATTATGGCAGAAATAAAGATAAGCGATCTAACGGCAAAGAGTGCTAATTTAGCAAACACAGATTTATTTGTTATTGCAGAATCCGATGGCGCAGGTGGTTTCGTATCAAAGAAGATCACAGGTGCAGAAATATCGGCAATTGCAGGAGATAACATTTATTTAGTAGATGGAACTTTAAGAGGCGATAGAATCGTAACTTTAGGAGGTGCGTATTTGGCTTTTCAGAATAGTGGTGCAGATGTATTTAAAATTAGTGCTGCTGATGTTATAAGCTTCAATAATGCTTATTCGTTTCCTACGGCAGATGGAACGGTTGGACAAGTTCTTAAAACGGATGGTGCTGGTGCTTTAAGTTTTGGTGGTACTACTAATGGCAATTATTCACAAACAACAGATAGTTCAATAATTAACACAACAGGCGAACAAAGTATTGTAGGTACAGGAGTTGGAAGTTTAAGTGTTCCTGCTAATGCTTTTGCAGTAGGTGATTCTTTTCACGCAAAAATAGGTGGGAAAATTAATGCTACTGGTGGTGGCTCACGTTCTGAAATTATAATAAGAATAAAAACAGGAAGTACCGTTCTTGCAAGTACTGATGTATTTGATTTAGATAATGCAACCGATCAAGGTTGGGAATGTGAATTAGATTTTACAATAGCATCAATCGGTGCTTCTGGTACAATATGTACTAACGGAAATTTTTGTTATACTAAAGATGGAGATAGGAGAATAAACGGATATATATTTCAAGACCTACAAACAATAGACACAACCGTAAGCAATACTTTAGACATCACGGTAGAATGGAATGTTTTAAATACAGGAGATGATATATATAGTGCAAATTTTGTTTTATATAAAGTATATTAATTATGAACACAATAGATTGGGGACAAGCAGCAGTAAATAATACTAATGGATTTGGACAAGGTGCTTTAGTAGGTGGAACATCTTTTAGCAATACTCAAAGTACAGAGTATGATGGAATAGACACATATATAACTTTATCAAATAGAACGCAATTGTTTACTGACTTTTCAGTTAGTGCTTGGTTTATTGCCGATAGTGGTGGAAGCTACAAAGCAATATTTGGCAATAGTTCTGCAAGTGGTGGTTATTTATTTGGAATAGTTAATGGTGGAAGTGCTATATATTTTTATGATAACGCGTGGCGTCAACTAAGTGGTGCAGTTACGGATGGTAATTGGCATCATTTGATAGTTACTTATGATAGTAGTCTAAATGAATTAAAATCGTATGTAGATAATAGTCTGTACACAACTTATACACCAAATACAAGTGCTTTGCCAAGTAATTCGCATAGTTTTGACCAAATAGGTGCAAGAACATCAGTAGGTAGATGGAATGGAAATTTAGATGAATTAGCTGTATGGGATTCTGTTTTAGATAGTACACAAGTTTCTAATATTTACAATGGGGGTGTTCCTAATGATTTGGCAACTTTAAATCCTATTCATTGGTGGCGATTTGAAGGCACAGGCACAACGGCAACAGATAGTGGAACAGGTGGAATCGATGGAACATTAGAAAATACAGTAATAAGAAGTACGGATGTACCTACATAAAAACGAACAAAATGAGTAACACAATAGACTGGGGGAAAATACATTATAATAGTTGGAGTCCTGAAACTAATTTAACAGGAGCAGGAGCAACACCAAGCTTTCAAAATGAGTATAGCTTTCAATTTGATGCAATTGATGACTATATTGATTGTGGAGATAATGACAATTTGAGTTTTGGAGATGGTGTTACTGATTCACCTTTCAGTATTTCTTCTTGGGTTAAAATGGATACTGACACAAATTTTGCTATATGTAGTAAATACAGCACTACAAGTATTATAGAATATCAATTTACATTTGTTTCAGGTGGGCGTTTAATGTTCAGGTTATTTGACAACGCGAGTACCGTTCGTATAGGTAGAATGACAACGGACATAAGTTCCAATGTCGGAAGTTGGACAAATTTTGTTGCAACGTATGACGGAAGCAGTACTTTAGCAGGACTTAAAATCTATGTAAACGGAATTAGAGCAGATGTAACCGACAGCACCAGCGGTTCCTACACGTCTATGCACAACACAACTGCTCCTTTTGCGATAGGAAAATACGCAACAAACTACGCAGACGGACTGATTGACGAAACGGCAGTTTTTAATTCAGAACTATCTGCAAGTGATGTGACAAGCATTTACAATGGTGGTGTACCTAACAACTTGAATGATTTAAGCACTCCTCCTCTATCTTGGTGGCGAATGGGCGAAGCTGCAACTTTTGATGGAATAAGAGATTGGGATTTAGTAGACCAAGGAACAGGTGGAAATGATGCTACAAGTCAAAACATAGCAGAAACAGAAAGAGTAACAGACGTACCAACATAAAAAAATTAAAATGAAAACATACGCAATATTATCAATAGGAGATTTATTAAACATTGACTTTTCACAGGTTGAAGAATCCAACGAAAACACGGTCAGAATAAGTTTAGATGGACTTGAATTTGTAATTAAATACACAACAACACCAACGTTTATAGCCGATGGAAGTGTGCTACCTTTACAAACATTAACACACGAAGACTGCTTGGCACTTATGCAAACGGCAGAATGGACTGAAGAAATACCTGTAGAATAATGGATATTAGAAAACATCAAAACGTACTTGCAGTATTATATTTTCTTGCAGGATATTTCTGTGCGTTCTGTTTTATGTTTATGACTAATGAATTACACTTACAAAGCTTTGGTGGTTTAATGGTAATTTACTACACTTGGCTAATTACGGAACAACTATAATAT